TTCTCCCCTAAAGACGTGACGTGCCTAGTACGTAAATGGGGGACACGATCACGTCGCGTTTTATTCAGAAGTTCGACTGTGCCAACGAGTCTCACGTCAAGTGGCTCCAGAAGATGACTGTGCTCGCCCCGACCCTCGGTGACCCGACGGCCCGGAACCAGATTGTCGACGAGATTAATGCCAATCCGATGAACCTAAAAGTTACGACGGTCGAGGCACTCGATTGGCCACACATTCATTTCGTACTCGCGACGGCGTACGCAACCAAGGTTCTGACCGGCAAGGCGTACATTCCTCCGGCACGTGCGTAAAATTTTCTGTGTCCAAAGTAAAGATGGTCGGAACTCCTACTGGATTTCTAAACTCCAAGCGTCGCGTCATTACCCGTACGGCCGCCGGTAAGTACGTTGCGCGTACGGCCGCGGGCGGTCTTGCATACAACCCCAAGGCGAAGTTCCACAAGAGCCCAGGCGGTACCGAGCGCGCGACCAAGTATCTAAAGAACCTGATGGTGATTCCGTCGCCGATCCGCCCTAAGTTTAACCGCAAAGAGCGCGCGAACACGGGGGCTAAACGTGCGCCGTACGCCAAGCGCGTCCGGGGCGTTCGTGTCCTGCCCGTCAAGCGCCGCGCGTACATAGCCGAGATGTTTGAGCGCGCGTCCTAGAAAAATAATGTCAACCGAGAGTAAGACCATGCCATCTCCCAAACGAGCAAACTATAATAACAATAAGGCCTTTGAGAATGCGCGCGCAAACTATAACCGTAAAGGTAAACGCGCTGCGTCCCCGGCGCACACGCTCGAGGGTAATATCGGACACATGAACAGACTGCTCAACACGATGAATCTCGCAAATCTGTATCGCCTTCGTCTGACGAGCAAAGCGATGCGTAACAAAATCAACGCGACGGGTGTTATACAACGTAAGATCCCGGCGGCTCTCCGTGCCGAGGTCCAGAAGCGCGCACGCAAACGGGCCGCCGATCCAATGTTCGGGTATCTCAACGCGTACCAGTGGCGCCGACAAATGTTCCCCGAACATAGCCTCGGTCTACACCCGACCGTCGGTGTTACGAGCCGGCTGACGACGCATCATCGCATGGGTGAGCACATTCGTAATTTTGCCGGTCGGACGTCTCGCGGCGTTCTGCCCCGGGTACACAAAAATCTGTACGCCACATGGGCGCTGGAACATAATGAGGGTCGGCCATACGTGCCGAACAACCGGAACAAACAGGCGGTCGCGCGCGCCCTCCTCGCCGCATTCCGCAAACGTAAGGCTGCCCGGCGCTAAATTAAATTGTACAGATGGGTAAGCCGATCGGTATACAATCCGTACGGGACCTCGAGTGACACCAGTTCGCCACTGATTCGAAACCCGTCACTCGTCTGTACCAGTTGACTGATTGTCACCATGTCGAGGTAGGCCTCGACGCAAAAAACTTTGAGAGCATCCATTTCCCACGTGTTGATATCAATCAGAGATAGGTCTTCGCCGACCGGAGGTCCGCCATCGAGCTGAAAATCAAACATTGTCGGCGAAGGCCATTCCTTTTTCTGGCGCACATGTCGTTCGATCATGTGCGCCATAAGAAGCGCATCCTGTCGTCGCCGGAAGACGACGGTGGCAATTTTCATATTTTCGTTCGATGTCCGCCACGCAAACACCGAATTTGCATTACTGTGCAAAGTAAAAACCTTTTTGGGCTTTTTGTCGCCCCGTGGTACACGCGTCGGCGGACGTGCGATGGTCAACATCCCGTTTACGTTGAAACGTGGGGATTCTTTACGTAGCGATCAGCGACGCTGTCAGTCTCCTGACCTTTGTAGCCCGCGTACGACTTGGTCAAGACGAGCCATAGAGCGACGAACCCTGCTGCGGTCAGAAGTGGACCAGATTTCATTTTACTCTACCCAAACATTTTCATTCACCTGAAATGCGTGTCCAGAAATCTTCAATCTTGTGCTCTTCGTCGACCGGTGCAGGCGGGGGCTTCTTTTTCGTGGCTACAACATCCGCGACCGCCTCGGCTTCGGCTGCCTCTACAGCAGCCTTGGCTTCCTCGGCTTCGGCCTCAGCCTCCTTTTCGAGTTTTTTCAGTTCGTACATGATATCGGCCAACGAAAGTCGGTCGCAGATATCATCCACGTCGATGTCACCACCCTGTGCGGCGGCGAGCATTTCGGCAAAAACACGTTTCGGACGAGTCATATCTCTCATGGTCGGAGATAAAAGCTCGTTTTGTCGGACGCGCTCAGGGCTTTTTTAAAATCAGGATTATTGAGTACGCACTCGCGTATCAGAATCCATAGGTCAGAACGGTCCGAAATACCTTCGAGTGTGTCCCATCTCATTTCCGTATTTTCGTCGTGATTCTTTTTGAACGGAACTTGATTCGTTTCCATTTTGGTCCGTTGGTCATAAAATTTTTCTATGACGTCCGTCTGTTCTACGGCCGACATGGGAAGATCGAGAACGTATACGTGGTAGACACTTATGGTATCGGCATCGGCCTCTGTGTCCCCCGGTCCTTTATAATCGGTCGAGAACCGAAAGTATGTATAGGCACCACGTTTCATATCTATAGTCCCCCTGGTCTCTTCGTGAAGTTCACGAACGGCACACCGCAAGGGATTGTAGACTTCGCGACGGCGACACCCGCCTGTGACAAACGTCCACTCTTTGTATCGCCGGTCGTGTACGATGAGCATGTGTGGTCGGTTACCGATCATCGTCACTGGAATAGCTATCGATTTGTGTCTCTGACGTAGATGCGGATCCGCCATGGCGGTCGCCTTCTACCATTGGGCCTTCAAAAAAATTAGCCATTGTACGCGTGGATGGATCGTACGTAATCAAGAACAAGAGACCTATGAGCAACACCCATCGCCAAATCTGCATCCTACTTTAGTCCCAATACAAAAGTGACGCCGTTCCTCCTTTGACCTCGAGGACATTATACCCGACGGCATACATGTACTGGCCGGTACACATAGATGTCAGTGGAACGGCGGTCGGGGTGACGATTTGAAATTTGTCTATCCGTGAAAAGTTGAGTGTACCGGTCGGCTGGAAGGAGCTGGTGTCGAGACAGAAGGGAATGACGGCAACGTCCCCATTTAGGTACCCGTTCTGGGTATGGTAATATGTGTTCACGTCGGTCCACTGAGCCAGGTGTCTCGATTCACCAATGTCCGTGCCGTTCACCTGTGTCTTAAATTGGTAATCCGCGACGGACATTCTTCTGGTATTTACAAAGAAAATTTAGTTAAAAAAAGACTATTTGTACCAATAGATGTCGTCATGGTGTTATTTCGGGACGATACCATATCACGAGAATCACTCGGATCATAAAATGTAATTGGGTTACTCGAATAGTTCCCGGATATATAAACTCGTCGGTGCCGCCCGTTCCGAGATTGTCGTCGCCTCTGTGACCGGCCAAACCTGTGTCGAGAATGTCGTGTCCTGTGAATCAACCTGTTGGCCACCGATGAAAAGATCGACGCGAGAAATGGCCGAGACCGGAAATGTCGCCAGTGTGATATTTGTCACCGGGTCACTTGCGGTGATATAACATGCGCCGAGAAGATCGCCTCGACGATCAAACGTAACCGAATCTTGTGCAAAATTCATTTTTTCAAGAGACATACCAAACGGCACGTGCCGCCGATACATCGATCGAAAAAATGAAACTTGGGGATCACCCGAAAGCCACACATCCTGCGGCCCGGTGGCAATTAATTGAGCTACTTGCACGTCAGCGCTCATCTTCTATCATCTGGATGGGAAAAATTAACCGTCTCTCGCCTGACTTAAATGATGACGAAAGCTTTCTGAACGTGCGGATGGGCGTTTCCGGCCTGATAGATCTGGACCGCGTTTATATTATATTTTGCAGTGAGTTCCCGATGGGCTCTGGATTCACCGGATGACAAAGTCTCCCAGCCAATACTGCCTCCCCAGTCGTCGTAAAGCAAGAAAGTTCCTTTTTTGTACAATTTATTACGAAACATGAAATCCAGAACTGTATAAGCAGACGAGTATATATCAACGTCTATGTCTATTATGCACGCGGGCTTGAGCCCGAGCTTGTGTACAATGTCATCGGTAAGAGTCTGATCATAGAAACCCACTACCGGTTTGTACTTTTCGTTTGAAACTATCTCTTCAATCCTTTTACTCGCTGCATCTGGTGTAGTCGTGGTTGTAAACTTACGAGAGTCGAAACCACCCTCGCACCATTCACCCTGGTGAAGGGGCTCGGCGTCGCAAAATGGGAGGCCCTCGAACGAGTCAAATCCCCATATCTTGTCGAAGCAGTCCCCGGGAACATTTTCTAAGAATATCTTTACACTTTCTCCGGTAAAAACCCCAAACTCATAAATATCGGTGTCGGTAGTTTTTTCAAAATTTAAACCACTCAGGAGATGATGCCGCCAGGTGTTCATTCATCTGTAAACATTTCATGTCTTTAAGAGCTGTAAAGCAGGGCGCCCATACCAGCCTGAATACGAAGCACGTTGTAGTTTACGGCGTACAGGTATGCGGCATTGGTATTCTGCGAGTTCTGGTTCAGGGTCTTGACGCTGATGGTCGAAGGGGTCACTATGCGGTAGGTGTCAATGCGCGAAAAGTTGAGCGTACCGGTCGGCTGTAGCTTGGCGGTGTCGAGGCAGAACGGCACGATCGCGACGTTCGACACGGCACCGAACGGGGCGTAGCCGTTCGGCGTGTGGTAATACTGGGTCGCGTCCACCCAGTTGATCAGCGCCTTGGACTCACCGATGTCCACGCCGTTCACCTGCGTCTTGAACTGGAGCTGGGCGGCGGTCGACGCGCTCGAGTTGTACACGGACGTGTAGCTGTTGGACGAGAATGCCAGATACTTGATCGGGTGGGCAAAGGCGAGCTCCATCACCGGCGTGGCCGGGATGAACTGGCGCTGGACCTGGGTGATGAGCATGTCCTGTGCGTTCTTGGCAAAGTAATCACGCTCGGACTGATCGAGGTAGATGAAGTTGGTCCACAGGATGTACTGCAGAGAGCCGTAGGTTGCCGAGGGCGCGACGAGGCTCGCGCCGCTCGTCGCCGCCAGACCGAGATTCGCCGACCAGGTGATACGGATCTCGACGTCGTGGTACTGGAGCGCCACGAGGGGCAGGGCCGACTGCCAATCCTTGCAGAAGAAAAACTTGAGAGCCTGGAAGGAGTTGGTGGTCGCACCCGGGTTGATACCACCGGCGTACGGTGCAAGCAGGCGCTGGTTGGTGTTCACAGAGCCGACAACCGGCTCGATGTTATTCATCCATTCGCTGTCCTGCATGTCAATCACCTGGCCGCCGATGAGCAGCTCCACCTTGTCGATGATGTTCGAGGTCCAGTTCAGGTTGGGTACCATGGCACCGTTACCATCGCGGGCCGTCAGGTACACGTACGACAGGAGGTCACCCTTCTTCTCGAAGCGGATCGTGGAAATACCACCAGCTGACGGAGTACCGCTAATCAGCTGGCGCTCGACCGAGTTGGCGAAATGCGTGTAGCGCTTGTACGACGAACGGTAGAATGAAACCTCGGGTTTACCGGTGAGGTATGCGTCCTGAGCGCCAACCGCGACGAGCTGAACAATACCACCGCTCATTTACTCAGAGGCGGTATTTTTTTTTCACTTTGCGTAATCCGAAAACGCCGGCTGAGCGAGTGGGTTGTTTGCCCGGACAGATTTGGCCAACGTCAGATCGGCCCGGATTTCGTTCCCTTTGAACACGTTGAGCTTGTCGTACTGGGGCGGAACGTACATGTAATTCTTTGATCCGTCGGCCGGTCGAAGAGGCAGCGAGCTCGCCTCGAGACGGGTTGTCGTGTTCGCACCGAGCTGACCGACCGGATCGGCGCGAACGTTCATACGACCGGCATTCGCCGCCCGGTCGGGATTCACACGATTCTCGGACCAGCGCGTCATGCCGTTGTTGAGCAGCGTGCTGTCGTACGCCTGGCCGATCATGTACTGGGCCGGACCGTCACCGAGCGTGTCATCACGGTACCCGGTCTCCTGGCGGTTAGTCGTCCGGCGCGTCTTTTGGAAATCGGGACGACCCTCCGGTGCAGTGAGAGCACCGCCCTGACCCTGGCCGCGATTTTGGGTCGGGGCACGATGCCACGCCTTGGACGCCTTGGCGTGGTGTGTAATTTCACCCATCGTCGTACCGCCATTCTTGACGACGGCATTTGCCGGTCCGCCCCAGTTTCCTTCGAGGTTATGCAGACGCTCCTCGTTGATGTTGTTTGGCAGGACGCGGAAAAACTGTTGAAACCCGCCTGCGGCCGGCGTGTTCGGGTCGAGACCGAGACCGCGACCGACATTCACCTTTTCGCCCGGATTGAGATTATTCATCCGGTTCGATACATTTTCGCGCGCCGACACGTCATACACGGGCTGGCCGAACGGAAACCGCTGACCGTTCTTGACCCAGGCGTCACCCATGTTCGGTGCAATTTCTTTGGGTTTCAGGCGCCAATCACCTGCAAACCCACGTCCGATGTCGGGAGTCATAATTGTTTCGTCGAACACGGGGTCCTGTGACCGCCGAAATTCAGATTGTACAAGATCACGACGCGTGATGGGCTGGGGTGGCATCGTCGCGGCGTCATATTCAGTCGGAGTCGCGTCGCTCTTTCGTTTACCTACGTAGACGAGACCTGCGACTGCGGCCAATGACAATAGGTCCATATATAATACACTTTATATTTTACTTCTTTGCGTAGCGCTGAGCGTACGAGTCAGTCTGGTACATGGCGTACGTGCTGACCGGATCGTCGAGCTGGACGCGAATCTCCTTCTCGACACCGTACAGGATAGGAAACTCGAAAGGTTTCGCGTCATAGTACTTGTTGTGACGGGACGTGCTCTGGGAACGAAGGGAATCGTCCGTCATGACCATATCGACGTAGTTGGTGTTTTTGGGGCCGATCCAAACACCCTCCTCGAGAACAAGATCTCCAGTCTGAAGGCGAGGCATTCTCTTTTACTCTAGACTGGGTAAATTTTCTAGCGACCATTGCCACCGCGCATCTGTACGCGCTCGGGAAAACGGGCGTTCGGATTACCTTCGGGGTCGCACGCCCACGGCGTGTCGCGGCACTGAGGCTCGAACGGCCGACCGTACGCCGCCTGAGCGAACGTCGACTGGTCGTTCGGAACGGTCGAACTGGCCGTCGTGTAAAAGTTACGTTCGGCGTCGCGGACGCGCTCGAACGGGTGGATCGTCTTCCACTGATTTTCAACCTCGGTCTTGACGGACGGGTACCATGCTGCGGACGGCCGCGCTGGGTCATCACCGATGAGCATGTTCGCCATGGGGTTTGCGATGGTCGGCATGGTCACGCCCTCGATTCTCGCACCGGCGAACGGGGCCCGGGCGCCATCTGGTATCATTCCGTTGTAAAACAATGCATAAAGGATCGCGAGCACGAGTACACCGAGTGCGAGCACACGGCCATCCTTACGGATGAGCAACACGATCGCGGTGGCGTATATTATGAAACGCGTCGTCGCCTCTACACGTTCTTGGGCAGTCTGACGCGCGCTCGGCCAAAAATCCAAAAGAGCTTCGCGGCGAAAGAGACCTTCTTCCATTTACTCTTTGTTGGAGAACTTTTTCATGGCATCAGGTCCCATGAGGGATGACATCAGACCGGACATGTTGTCCATGAGTAGCTTCTCGTCGAGCTGGCCTGACCCATTCTCGGTCATCTGGGAGGCACACTTCTGGGCGACGGACTCAATCATGGCCAGAGTCTCGGCCGGAAGGGTCGAGATGGTCGTACCCAGAATGTAGAGCGTCTGGAGGTACTGCCAAATGGCACCCTTGGTCGTATCGGACAGCTCATCGGTCCAGATGGCCGTGATGTTGAGCCGCTTCAGGAACGGGATGGAATCCGTGTGCTCCTTGAAAAACGCCTCGTCGCGCTGCATGACACTGTTTGCGTACGGCGTGATCGACTCCATGAAATTGTTCATGGGCGAGCGAGGCGCCGTCTTACGTAGAAGTTTAAACTGGGACTGAAATTTGCCAAACGACTTTTCGTTCGGGAACGTCAGTACGAGTTCATCCAGGAACTGCTGAAGCATGTCATTGAAAGCAGAGATGGTAGAGGTGGCCATTTAATGGTACATGTTCGGTTGACTTTAACTCTAGTACGGCTCGGTCGATATAGTCTCCTTGGACGCACCGCCGCGCGCGACGATAATGTAGACCAGAAGGCCGACGAGCACTGCAGGTTTGAAATAGGCTGAATTTGGGAGTTTTTCTTTATTCATCGTCGCTTTGAGGTGGATATAGCCGAGGGTCGCCGCCGCGGCGATCATCCCTGCGCTGGACGGCTCACGAAGGTATTCATCCATTTACTTTTAGCATTACTTTTTTTCGGGCGCATCGTCGAACAGGGTTTCTTGGTGGACGGGGGCCGGTGGGACCGGTGGCGCTCCAGTCACCGGAACGCTCTTCAGGTCTTCGGTCAGAGGGGTTTCACCTGGTGCAGTGGCATCCTCGACCGCCTTGTCAAGCGCGGACTCCTCGCCACCGGCGCCGGGAATCTCCGGCTCGGCCTCGGGTTCCGGCTCGGGCTCGGCCTCGGGCTCCGGCTCCGGTATCGGCTCGGACGGACCATTCATGTCGAGTTCGCCACCCGTGAATGCCGGGATGTACGTGTCGAGAATTTGTTGAATCGGAATAAAATCCTCAATCACGTCCCGGACCGCCTTTGTGATCCGGGCGGTAATGTTCGCCCGGCGTTCAATGTCAGACACTTCGTCAACCATGACGTACGGGTCTTCGTAGAGACTTGCGGCCGTCGCCATGTAGCACGAGTGGACAAAAACATCATTCGTCGGCAGCTTGATGTTCAGTTTTTTACACTCGGACGAAATGCGTACCGATGACATGATTTTGACCAGAATCACGAAAACGGCCGCGAGCAAGTTGGGAAACATCGAACACGACTTTATGATCGCCTCCGTGTGCTGCTTCACGATGGTATTGTTCCAGTTTTTGACCTCACGCAAGAGAGCCTGGTACTGTACGAGAATCTTGCGCCCCTGGGCAACCTTCTTCGCCTCCTGGAACAAGTCGGCGAAAGCATCGATCATGACCGGTGCCATGACGCTCGTCAGCTTCGCCATATACTTGCGTTCGGCCTCGACCAACACATCCATTTAATTTTTGCTTCTTTTATTTTCTTCGTAGGTCGGGCGCACATTTTTGATACCAGTGTAACACTGTGTAAAAATTTTATTTCAAGTCAATTACAAAAAACTTGAACATGTACTTTGTCAACAACAACAATATGTTTTTTGAAAATGAGTACAAACTTTTGACAAAATATAATGTTCGTCTGGTATCACACACATTGATCTTGTTTCCGAACAGCCTGAAGATTTAGAAACCCGGCAAATGTGACCCATGCCAAATACGGCCACAGAAGTTTGTCCTGACGGGCCAGGTCGGCAATAGATACCCAAAGCGCGACAAGTATGGTCATGGCGCGTCTCGGATCCTGGCGAACAAAAAACGCATCGTACCATGCATAGTTCAGCGCGATATTCAGTGAGTAGCGCGGCCAGGCTTTGGGGTGTCTGACAAAACTCACCGCCAAAAGGGCGTACAGTATGGTCCACACGATCGGAAACACGTAACCGGGCGGGGCCGCCTCCGGGCGAATACACTCGTACCACACGGCGTTCATCATTTCTTCTTGGCGCGAATTTTTTGAGCCGTCTTGGCCAGATTGATGAGACTCGGTACGTCGGCGTCGTGTGAATGGTCGATGACGACCGGTATGTTCTTCGAGACGGGTTTCGACCACGTGACGTGGATGACGGTAGGCATGGCGCGCCGGGTCGTGTACCCGAGTCGTTCGATTTGTCTTTGTATGTACGACGTCGCGAGCTCAACATCGTATACAGGGAATCCAATCACAAACGGCGGGACGGATAACATGACCTCGTGACTCCCGAGTGTCGCGGCATTCGAAATTTTTCTCGAAAACTGTTCGAGAATGGCGCGATACGTGGATTTTTTTACATCGAGACGCTTCTTCTCACGCTCGGCAAGTTCGCGGGCTGATACGAGCCCTGACATATACTACTATGCGGACACAAGCTTAGGCGGCCGAGAACGCAAGGGCATCCGGGCCCAGGAAACCTTTACCCGAAACGGTCTTCTCGTAGGGCGACCGGACTGAATCCATGGCGAAAGCACGCTGGGAGGCGCGCTGGGTCTCGAGGAACTTGTCGAGTTTGGTCGGGTCGGAGTTCGTCTTCAGGGCCGCAAATTGTTTGTCCAGGGCGACCTGAATATCGTCGAACGTATCGTACTTGTCCGGGGCGACAAACGCCATGAACGGCCCGGTCATCGCGGGCCCGGGCTGTTCGGACATCTCGATGATGTTACCGGCGGAATCAGCCTTGATATCGTACTGGACACCGAAATAGCCACGCGTGTTGAGAAACACAAGACGGGCGTTGTACATCATGCCCCCCTGGTCGCCCTGGAAAGGATTAATGTATACGGTCTGGATGGGGTACAGATCCGGTACTTTGGCCTGGACGGCGTTGATGATTGTTTGGATGGTTGCAGGCTCGACCGGCTTCGAGGCCGACACGTCCGTAAAAGATTCGCTGTACGCCCGATTCCAAATCATAAACCCAAACAGAGCGACGAGCAGAAACAAGCCAACGTCTTTCATTATTAATCTAGTGCGTCAAAAAAAATCACGGATTCCCTCAGTCCCTGGTAATGGCCACGCTGGTCTACAGTGATAAGTGTCCGTATTCAGCCCAGATCATCAAAGAAATCCAGGAGAACCCGGTTCTGCTCCACATCGTCCGGTTCCATAATGTGACGACCCAGGGCGTACCGTCTCGTCAAATTACGCGTGTGCCGACGCTCGTCACCAATGATAACAAATTGCTCGTCGGTCAGGAGGTTCGGGCGTGGATGCAGTCTATGATTCCGGTCGCCGAAGTTGAGGCGGTAGGGGCGGGCGGACCGGCAACTTCGTTCCTCGACGGAACAGACGGACCGGATGATATGTTCGACCTGGATCACTATGGTGCTTCGCTCGCACCGCCTATGACCCCTGAACTCGAGGCGCGCATTTCACGCAAACCTCAGGATGCCATGGCCGAGTACCAAAAGTAAGTTTATAAGTAAATGACATATATACATACGAAAATAAGTGCATGATAGAATACGCGGTCAGTGACTTACACGAACGTGATATAATTACATATTAGCGCCGCGCGACCGCGAACACAACACCGGCTACCGAGAGCGCAAGGCCGATAAGCACCCACCAGAATATGAAATTGTCACGCCATTCGTATTCGGTCGCACACGAGCAATCGCGCTGCAGCTTGGGGATGTACGTCAGGACCGAGTACAGGTTCACGAGGCCGGCGAGCGCCACGGTCATCAAGACGACGGGCGGGATACGGATCCGACCCAGAATGGCGAGCATCTGAACCACGCTGGCGATCGATACGTACTTTATAACGTCGCGACGCCAATCGCGCGAACATTCACACTGACGTTCGATTTTGAATATCCACGACAGGACGATGGACTGTATGGCAAGACCTGGGACGGCCGCAATGACAACCGGGTTTACCATTTCTTACCAATGGCGGCGAAAAAAATAAAGACCAGCGGAATGAACACGAGTTGTTTCAGGCTGGCGAGCCATATGATTCGGCGTCGGGCCGATTCAGAACATATACACTGTCGTGCGCCGAGCCCGCGAATGTACTGGGCGGTCACTGCGCTCAGCGCAAATGTCACTGCCATGAATGCCGCGTAAAAATGAAACTCGTGTCGGCCGGTACCCAGAACAAACAGGTCGTACATAATCAGGGCGACGTACGACCAGGCGATGTACACGAGTTGCCATTGGTGGTCGGCGCAGTCACACCCGTTCAGGCTCTTGACCCACATCAGAACGTAGGCCGACCAGGCCAGGGACAAAGCCGAAAACAGGCTGAGCCAGTTCATTTTATTTTGTGCGTAGGTATTAAAAAATGATGCTGACCAAAGCCCTCGCTTTCATTGCCGTGTCTCACCCGGCCACCTACCGCGCGACCCGCGGTGTCCTCGGCTCCTGGGTCGCGACCCAGGAGGGTCTGCCCAAGATGGGTGGCCTAGTGCTGCACGCCATCGTGTTCCTGCTGGTCCTGCAGCTGCTGTGGACCCTGATGCGTCGCTCGAGCTACATGAAGAACGACATGGCTTAAAGACACCCGGCTTAAATAAGAGTGGGAGACGAGCGTCGTCTTCCACGTTCCTGACTTTGGCGAAGTGGTATCGCGATGGATTGTAGCTCCACAGATCGGGTGTTCGAATCACCCAAGTCAGAACCACCTCTGCTCTTGTAGCTCAGTCGGTAGAGCGCCAGACTGTTAATCTGGATGTCACAGGTTCGATCCCTGTCGAGAGCGAATTTTTATACGGTACCCTTTACCTAATGCAGTTTGTGTCGCGAGACGTGCTCCATTAAGTGACGGCCGGGACCATAAAAACCACCGAGACCAAAACCCGGGCGTGTACCGTCCACCGGACGTCCAATTTTCGCGCGTCCGATGACGCACGAGGTAACGCAACATCCTCGTGTGGTCTTTATGTATGGTATAGTCTGAATAGCCACGTCGTCCGAAATCGACGTGCCGATTCGGAAACTCGGCCCGCCATTTCTTTTGGGGCAACGGGCTTTTACGCACACGTACAGTCACAGTCATGTAAAGTGTTGATAAAAAAACGGCGCGCCTGACATTCATGTACTTACGGACCATTCAGGCGAGTGCTCTGCGTACAATATTCGAGGTCCTCAAGGATATTATAAACGACGTGAATGTCTATTTCGAACCGACCGGCGTAAAGATTCTGACGCTCGACACGGCGCGCGTCACGCTCGTGCACATGTTTCTGCCGGCCGAAAATTTTGAAGAGTACGAGTGTGCGAGCGAACTCATCGCCGGTCTGAACATGGCCAATACGTACAAGTTGCTCAAGACTGTGACGACGAACGATTCGCTCACGATGCGTATTCACGACCGGGACATTCTCGAAATTGATGTCGAGAATACGGTCAAGCACACAAAGACGTCATTCAAACTCAAACTCATGGATATCAACGAAGACATTCTAGAAATTCCGGACATTCACATGGACCTCGTGACGACCGTACCGTCGGTCGATTTCCAGAGGATTACGCGCGACATGGCAAACCTGTCGTCGAACATGTCTATTTTCCGAGACGGGAATTCGCTCGAACTCAGTTGCCAAGGTGATTTTGCCGACCAAAAGACTATTCTGGATTGTAATTGCGAAGATGTGACCGCACGCGTCGGGAACATCTTTTCGCTCAAGTATATCAACATGTTTACCAAGGCGACGAACCTTTGCGCGAGCGTTCAGCTTTTACAGGATGGCGCGAACAGTGATATGCCGATCGTGTTCCGGTACGCGATTGCTAATCTGGGAGACATTCAATTTTATCTGGCACCTAAAGTAGACGGCTGATAAGACTCTAATGGAGCGTCGGGTCCACGAACGTATAAAAGAACTTGAATTAGCCGGTGGGGACATTGGTGAATACTTGGCGACGTGCATACCGTACATACGCGAATATACGACGGACCGACAAGGTGGCGTCGCCCGCAAGGATATATACGATTCGTACATGCTTCACATCGAGGGCGACGTGACCGGTATCCAGAACCATAAACCGGGCGGAGTTCATCACCAAAAGGCGTGTTCGGGCTGTGGTGCCTGGCACGCCCATACGATCGACTCGGCGACCAGCGATCAGATTTGTACCACGTGCGGTACGGTCGAATACGTTCTGAGCGAAGAGCGCGGCTATAAAGAAGAACAGGAAATGGACCGAAACGTCGTCTATTCGTACAAGCGCGAAAATCATTTCAACGAGTGGGTCGCACAATTTCAGGCGAAAGAGTCGACGAGTGTACCGGATGAGATTATCCAGCAGTTAAGGCTAGAATTTCGAAAACAAAAAATCAAAGGAACTTTCGAAATTACACACCTCAAAGTTCGAAGTCTTTTAAAGAAACTCGGGCTCAACAAGTACTACGAGCACGCACCGTACATCACCACGATCCTGAATGGGGTCCGGCCGCCGACAATGCCCCAGCCGCTCGAGGACCGACTCCGACTCATGTTTGTACAGATTCAAAAACCATTCGAGAAACATTGTCCACATGATCGTAAAAATTTCTTGTCGTATAGTTTTGTTCTTTATAAATTCTGTGAACTCATCGGCGAGGATGAATACCTGCCATGTTTTCCACTTTTGAAATCGAAAGACAAATTGTACCGCCAGGACCAAATATGGAAACTTATCTGTGCCGAACTTAAATGGGAATTCCTACCGACGTCCAATAGTGTCTAGTCGCCCCAAAAATTTCCGCGAACAAAACGCCTTGGTACCCATACGGGATGGGTCGGTTCTTCAAATAAGGGGGCTGGTGTAGCCTGGACGGCGACATCGTACGTCTTTCGGCGTCGTATTTTGGCCACGACAATCCCTATGGCGAATCCGACGGCAAATTCGTACATACACATACCATGTTACACCTTTTTAAGAGCAACCTGGGCTGCATTCTGTTCGGCCTGTTTTTTGGTCGACGCAAACCCGGATCCGGACGCGGTACCACCGAGTAAAACTTCGACGTGAAATGTTCCATCCGGGTACTGACCCCGAACCTGGTAGTCCGGCAAAGAAAGGTGGGCCGCTTGACACTGACGCATAAGTTGATCCTTGTAATTGTCGTCCGTCAGAGACACGTCAACTTGTTCAAAGGCTGCAAATACAAACTTTTTGGCGTGGACCATACCGAGATCGAGGTAGATGGCACCTATCATCGCCTCGAAAACATCTTCGAGGATATTTGGATTTGTATTCCAGCCGTTCCGAATCCCTTTATCGTCCATCAGAATCCATTTATGGAGCCCGAGACGTTCGGAAATTTCGCATAGCGTCGTACCCCGAACCATCTTGGTTCGAGCCTTTGTCAAGAACCCCTCTTGGTGCTCTTCGTATTTATCGAAGAGGTGACGAGTGATAATAAAACCAAGGACGGAATCACCCATAAATTCCAACGTTTCGTATGAACCAGTCAGTCCAGAGTACTTTTTCGTTGCAGATTTATGGGTGAATGCGCGCTGATACAGAGACAAGTCTCTGATTTTCGTACCTACCAATTTTTCAAGAACACATCGATCCAGAACTGGAGCCGTCTCCATGTACAATGTACATCTTTTTTGTTTAAGCCTTGGCGGCCACGGGCTTCTTCACCGGGGGCTTCTTGCTCGCGGCAGCCGGTGCCGAGCCGGACGCCTCAGAGGCAGCCGCCGCCGGTGCCTTCTTCGGGGCGGGCTCAGCCTTGATGTAATGGTGGTTGATATACTTCTGGATGTTCAGGAAGGTTACGTTGATACCCTCGGGCGGCGTCAGAAGATCCTTCAGGGTCGCGTCCAGGTTAATCACCTGGCCGGCCTTCAGACCCTGTAGCGTCACGTACTCATTGATACGCTTGGTCACCTGGGAGCGAGAAATCTTCTCATCAGCTGCTAGCTTCAGGAAAGCCCGCAGCTTGTCGGAGACCTCCAAAGGCTTGTTGAAACCGTTGTTCGAAACTCGTGCCTTGGACTTCTCGCCCGTCGGATCCTCCAGTAGAGCCTTCACCCGGCGTAGGTCCTTGCGCAGCGCCTTGATCTCCGCCTGAAGAGTCAGAAACATTTCGTTGGTAGCCTCCATTGATACCAAACATACCACGGACGTCTTTAACTTCGTACATTACGATCCCGATGAGTACGACGAGCATGGGCCACGTGAGCATCGGCCCGATGTTCATGAAAAGTATGACGTGCCAGAGCTTGATCCGACCGTACACCGTCGTGTCCCTCAGCATCTCGTATATCTTGCCTGGATCCAGGTTCATCTCTACCCTACGATGAGCTTATTTTTTCGTCAACATAACCGCCGCCGTCACGATGATGGCCACGAGGAGCGCCGTGGTGAATACCGCCACGCCTATCGGTAGCCGACCGCCGGAATTTCGTTTCGTTGCGTTATAAAAATAGGAAATGAACAACATCAGGCCAAACAGTATACCGATCAGTATGATCCACCAGACACTCTTCGTGTCTGCAGCTGCAGTTGCACTTCCCGTCCCGTCTTTGTCAGTCGTCGTCTGTTTTGAACAGTCTGTCGGGCAACACCCGGGGTCACAGCCGGTCTGTATCCCGTCCTGAACATGGGCACAAATCCACGTTGGATTAGACGCCTCGCCGGTCGCGGGTGTGACACCCGGTGTCACCTGTGCACGACATTCACACCCACGGCCTGTATACTGTGGACCACAAATGGTGCTGCTCATTACTTAGAGGCTTGAAATGTTTTCAAGACAGAAAATGCTGTTCGGGACGCCATCCAAACTCCAGGACGGTCGCTATTTCCTGAAGGTTACGAATGACGAGGGTCAGAAGGCGATGCACCAGCTGAACAATGTACGACTCGTCATCACGGATGATAACCAGGTGACCGTCACGGGTGTCGACCCGTCCCTGTTCAGCCAGGTTGACGACCAGATTATTACCCAGGCCAAAGAGTGTAAGGTGCTCTGGTTCGGTAAGGAGATTTCGGACGAGACGGTAGTCGGTGCATACCAGACGAGTCTCAACCCAGAGTCTGAACTGTGTGCGTCGCTCACAACCATCAAGGGTAAGATTGTCACGACCGCTTACGACACTCAGAAGAAGCAGGTGACACTGGCCGACGTCGGGACCGGACCGGTCGACGCCTGGTTTGAACTCATCGGTCTCGTATTTACGAAACGTACGTTCGAGCCCGTGTGGAAAGTTGTCCAGGTGCGGATCAGGTCGGCACCAAAATCTAAATTTCCGCGCGAGTATCTCTTCCGGGACGACGAGGACGACGAGGACGACGACCAGGAGGTTGACCTGTAAAAAAATTCGCAGTACATTATAAATATGGACGGTAAAGGTCTGGCGATTCTTATACTTCTGGCCCTGATTGCGATGATGCTCCTGATGCCCCAGCGTAGCGGTTTCGAGGCGGCGCCGTCCGGTGCTGGCACCGCTCTCGCGGCGAGCGGCCCGATGATCAGCCAGGGTGGCCAGCAGAACGACGGGCCGTCGGCGCTCATGCCTGGCGGTGCCGGTGACCTCCTTGCGCCGTTTTCCAGCGATGGTGCCGGTATGTTCTCCGGCGGCGGCTTTAAGATTGGTCAGGTCCAGTCCGACCCTAACGTCGGTCTGATTCCCAAGGAGGTTGTGACGACCGAGGATTTCGGTCAGTTCAGCCCGGATGCAATTCTGTCCGGTCAGAGCTTCCTGGACCCGCGTGCCCAGATTGGCTTCCCGGAGACGATCGGTGGTAACCTGCGTAACGCCAACCGGGACGTTCGGTCCGAGCCGCCCAACCCCCGCGAGGCCGTGAGCATCTTCAACCTGTCGACCATCCCGCCGGATACCATGCGCCCGAAGTTCGAGATCCAGAACGAGTACAAATAAAGAAAACACACCTGAATAAAATAGATGGCGTCCGGTGGTATTAAAGACATTATGACCGAGTGGCTCGAACTGAAATCACAGTTGAAGTCGGCCCGGTCCGACATCAGCGTGCTCAATAAGCGTGAAAAGGAACTCAAGACGGTCGTCCAGACCTTTATGAAACAAGAGTCGACCGATGGCGAAAAGGTCGAGGTGAAGATCCACGACCACAAGGTTTCTCTTTCATCTAAAACGAGCCGCGGTAGTATAACAAAAGAAGTCATCCAAGAAGGTCTTCGGACATTCTTCGGTGGTAACGAGGCTCAGGTCGAAGGTGCTTACCAGGCCATCGTCGACGCTGCTCCCCTAAAGGAGAGAGACACTCTTTCTGTAAGAAAATGGGCCTGAACAACGAATACCGCGACGACGCTCTGTACGCCGACGAGACGATCGATCCTCACGAGAACGACGACGACCCCGACGATCGCGAAATTCTGCTCGACCCAGAGACGTGGCACGATTGGCACAGTGAGGACCTGCTCAACATGTGGATGGGCATGCAGGCGTACTTGGCCGATCGTGGGATGACAACGACCCTCATGAACTCGGCCCGGTTCAACGACTTTTGCGAGTTTGTTCGTTTTTTCTCTGTGTAGACAGTAAAAGAAAGATGCCGATCGATATCACAGGCCCCAAGGTTCTCACGCCGGCTGTTCTGTTTGCGCTCCTGACCCCAGGCCTGCTCCTGGCCCTGCCGTCGCTCAGCCTGCTGCCCGGTACCGGCTTTTACGGCATGCAGACTGTGTTTGTGCACGCGGTGGTGCTGTCCCTTGTGTATTTCATCCTGGCGCGCTTCGTGCTGAAGCTGTCCCTGAAGCCGGCTGATCTCATCGTGCCGGCTGTTCTGTTTGTGCTCCTTACGCCCGGCGTCCTTCTGACTCTGCCCCCCGGCTCCGCAGGTGTTTTCCGCTCCGGCCAGAGCTCTCTGCCGGCGGTGGGCGTCCATGCCCTCGTGTACGCGATCGTGTTTGCTTCCCTTCGCGGTCAGTTCCCGGCCGTGTACTAAAACGGTGCGTCGATGAACATTTCCTTTTTTAAATTAAAATTCTAGATGAGGCACCTCGTCATAGGCCCAGGTGCCATGGCATATTTTGCCTTTGCGGGCGCGCTCAGTGCACTGAAAGACCTCGGTGCACTCAACGATCTCGAAGAAATATCCGGTGCATCGGCCGGCGGTATACTCGCCTTTATGTACGTGGCGTCAAAAGGCGACACGCGCAGGCTTCTCGACTATAGTCTAGGGATACCGATCGGCGATGCGATGCGGCCCAACATCAAATCGCTCCTCAAGTCATTCGGGCTCGTGGCCACCGGGAAGATCCGACGGCACATCGTAGGCGTCGTGCGTGAGTTTCTCGGTCGGACCGATATAACGTTCCGTGAACTCTACGAATTCTGGCCCGTGAAGCTCTACGTGTCGGCGTGTTGCGTCGAGACGTCCACGACGCACTACTTTTCGGTCGATTCGGCGCCTGAGATGTCGGTCGTCGACGCCCTCTGTATGACGGTCGCCGTACCTTTCTTGTTCGAGAGCGTGAGGCACGGCCCGTGGCACTATATCGACGGCGGTACACTCGAAGAGACGCCGTGTAATCCCTTTATCGGGCGGGATTCCGTGTGCGTCATACGCATGGATACGTGGACGTACGGCACCGACGTCAAGGACCTCAAGTCGTACGTCACAAAGATGCTCGGGTGTGTCATGGGCCTACGTCAACAATACAGAATGTTTCCGACCGTACTTTTGAATGTCGATAATATTTTTGATTTCAAGGCTTTGCGTGAAGCCAAGATGCGGATGTTTGTACAGGCTTACTTATCATGTACGAACAACCCTCCTCGAGTTTCCATCGATCGAGCTCAAACGCCCGAGTCAGAACAGCACACAGATCCATCACATCCTGGGCCGGAGTGTGTTTCTGAGGCTCGCGACCGACAAACAGACACAAGTCGCGAAGTTTCGACGATACATTCCCCGCCTGAGAATACGCCGCCCAGAACTGAGGACAGCGACGCGTCAGAATCTGTTGCGTACAGTGACGTGTGACCGATTTCCAACCCTTCAGACGACAGCATGAACTCGGGTACGCCTTTGTATCCTTTGTAAATAGACCCGCGCCGATACGTTTGTCGGTCAGTGACAAAAACTCGATATCGTTATCGATCGAGTGACCGAGCCACTGACCGCCATCCGCCGACACATCCTCGAGAAACTTTTCGAGCGCATCCTTGAAATTCATCACAAAAATTTGCTTCTGACCGAGTTCGGCCGCGTCAAAGCACACGCCGGCAAGTTTCTTCTTCACGTCGTCCATTTCGCGAATGGACGGGTCGAGGAGTACATCCCGAATCACAATCGTCGTCACGGGGCCGTGAGACACGCGCGTCACCCGATCGTACATGGGATCGACGCCGCGACGATTGTTCTTGGACCAGCCGTCATTGATGATGAACTCGACCGCGACATAACTGAGCGAGTGGACAAAACCTTGGATCGTAGACTCGAAATCGGCAATGATCATTTTGGGCTACATGTACAGGCTCTGAGTTTTTTATGTGCACACAGAGTAAATGAACACCCGTCGCACGCTAATCATATCGATCCTGGCACTGGTCGCTCTGTATCTCATGTATGTCGCCGCGCGCCCGCCCGTCCGCGTCCAGGCTGACGCCGACCAGAAGAGTATCCCGGGTTTTTCCATCACGTCTACTGACGTTTTTGCCGCATAAGTATCAACATCAGACCGAGCACAAGTGCAAACGCCGCACCGACAAACATTTTAGATTTCTCCTGGTCCGCGACAGGTGCCGGAAGACTAACAAGTCGTTCAGGTACATCCGGTACGAGCACCGTGTGTACCCGTAGCGTAAAAGAATTTGTATCCAGACCGTTGAACGCCAACGGATTCCCATTCAGGTCGAGCCACCGTACGGTCAGACGTTCGAGCGAATCGAGCCGGGACGGAAACTCGATCGACATGGCATAGTCCGTCTGTTCTTTGAATGATTTGAAAGAACCGCTCGTAACATCCATCGGTATGAGTGCAAATGATGTACCGGCCGTCGTACTCATCGTCGTCCGGACGTTACTCGACGTGACCAGACGTCGCGCATCCATAGTCGTCGGTGTTCTGAATTCGGCAATGTCAAGCCAGATGTGTTCGTTTGGACTGAGGTTTATAATACTGGACGACTTGACATAATTTGCGGCCGTGCCATACGTCGTATGATTCGCGTACGCCTGATTCGATGCGACTGCCAGGGCGTTTGTTGTGCCGTACGGAAGGCCAAGAAGTTTTGCAATTTCGGTCGTCAGACACGTCACGGACGTGAGTGTGCCGTAAAATATAAATCGACCTTCGCCACAAAGGTACCCGAGTTTTGTACCCGTGACCTGGCTAGAAGCATTGAATTCGTTGACGAGCGACGACGTCGAGTAGAACCCAGGGTTGAGCCAGACGTTCGATGTGCCGACCGTGAGGATGTTTGACGTCCCGGTCAGATTGTACATTGTGTTTGGAAGGACGGCCGAGACGAGATCGACACGGGTTACATTTTTTACCGGATTTGTGAGATGGAGGGTGAACACGTTCCCGGAAGGGTACAGGGTCGTGTCGCGCTGGGTCGAATCTGCATAGACGATGAACGTCATCTATAGAAATCCGAGATTATTACCGTATGGCGAAGTCGCTCGTGTGTACACATGCGCGCCAAATTTGGAACGAGCTCGGTCCGGGCCTGTCCGAACGTATGTATCACAATGCGATGGAGGTTTGTCTCCGTAAAAGTTTCCTGGCGTACGAAACCGAACGTATCATGACTGTGAGTTTTGACGGACACGTTCTGGGGAACCTGAGAGCTGACCTGATTGTCGAGCGGGGTCTGGTCGTCGAGTTGAAATCAGTCAAGGCGCTCAAGGATGAACACCGTACCCAAGTTAAAATGTATCTCAAGTTACTCGGACTCGACAGTGCCCTGTTGATCAACTTTCCGTGCGGACTGGCGACCGAACCCGAGATTGAACATATAGAGACACAGTGTGCCTGAACCGTAAAATGAGTCTGTCGGCCCTCTGCAAGGTGTGCTTTCACTACAACCCGGGAGACAAGACGTGTGGTCGCTCGGTCGTCGCCGTAAACAAGAGTGAGGTCCACCACGACTACGCCAAGTCTGTCCGGCTCGACAAGAACCGATGCGGCCCAAAGGGTAAATGGTTCGTAGGCATAAGTGAAAAGTCTCCGATCGACGAGCTCTTCGAGTCTTTTGATATTTAGAGACGAGGACCTCTTGAAAATTAAATGATATTCACCTGGCTGAACGACGATGAACTTCGTGAAATCGGGTGGGAAAATGATCATATACTTTCAGGTCTCGTGGGCCAGGTGGCTGCGTTCTTTTTCGTCAAGGACAAGGATGATGTGTACAGCGTCAGACGTAATTTTATGAGCGGATCGTACGACTTCGAAGAGAATGTCACGTTTCGCGGCGAGAAATGGGCGGCCCTCATCACAACCTGGATTTAGGACCCAAAGTGATGTAGGACAAATGCCAAAAATCCTATGATGGTGTCCAGAAGCAGAACCTTCCACGCCTGATTCTTGACACCCATGAGAGCCAACAGGGCAAACAAGCCGTACATAAAGGCGTGAACCGGACGAAGATCGTTCCACCAGATGGCCTGCCCGCCCACTTCGACACCCGTCTTGCGCCATCCGTTTATGTAAATCGTGGCGAATCCGATCGAAATAGCCAAAGCGAGGAGACCGAGCCACGGGAGGAGCACCGGAAATCGATACGCCGCGTACGTCAAACCGAGACGGGCACCCATACACCCGATCAGGAACATCAACATCCGCTTGAGCTCCATAGTACTGTAGACATGGAAATTTATAGTTAGAGTCGGGGAGCGTTTGAAAAACAAGTAAAAATGAACATTGGAAAGAAGTGGTCCATCGAGGAGGAGACGCGTCTCCTCGATGAACTCGCCTCAGGTATGACTATTTTAGAAATTTCGAATTTACATGGTCGAGCAGTTGGAGGCATTTCATCACGATGCCGGCATATGGCGACAGACTTCTATCGTGACGGAATGTCCGTGGACGAAATAATGAAACGGTGTCGAATGACAAAACAAGGACTCATAATGACCCTGCGAAACAGGGGATTGATTGATGTACTTAAAATTAACTCGCGAAAATACGAGTATACGATGGAACGTCTCGCTAAAGTCAACGAAGCCCTACAGTACGCGGGAGGCATTCCCCAAAACAAATGGGACTACGGGAAGCACCGGGAGATGCACGAGAACAACCTGAAAGAGGCGCGAAAGAGGCTCGACGACCATAAGACGAAGATTTCAGAAATTGAAAATAAGTACCGTCTTCGTGGAGTTGACGAGACTGAAATTCAAAAGAGTGTCCATCAGTCATTTTCGCATATGCATATTCAGCTTCTGGAACAGGTCCTCGCCGCCAAGAAGGCCCTGGTCATGATGGATGTCGGAACGGTCGAGGAGCTGACGCGCCAAAAGATTGCGATCCTCGAAGAAATGGTATTAGCTCCCGTGACTCCCTAGGGGCATTTACGACGCCGCCAACTTCCTTAGCGTGTTGAGGTTATGCCGTCCGGGAACGAATTTGAAATGGGTCTTATTTTTTCGCTCGATCGCACCGAGTCTCTTCATGATTTTGTACGACCCAGAATTCTTTCCAAACACTGACCATTGATAAAGGGGCAGGTGGACACGAAGGGCGGCCAGGGCTGCGAGTGCGCGAATTTTCGTCCCGTAGCCTTTCGTGCGGGCGTTCGGTTGCGTCAGCCCCCACGCTATATTCACGCCTTTCCCTTTGCGGTGCAAAATTAGATTCGCCTGTTTGTTCTTGCGGATCAGACGAAGGTTGGTTTGGTTTCCGCTGTTCGGCTTGGCAAAGTTGTAGTTGTTGCCGGTTTTGACATTCAGTTCATAGTTTGGAAAGTTGTTCTTTATCAGTCCGTTGAGCGAAATGATGTACCGTCTCATCAGGTTTGTATTTTTAAGTTCGGTCCGTGCGTACGTGAGCGCGTTTCTCATTTACAGTACGGCGGGATTTTTACCACGGGAATCTGTCAACCTTGCCTGACATTTTACGTATCCGGTGTTCGATCATCTTCATGTCCAGGTACATGTACATGGGTAGACCCACGGGTGCCACGGCGGTATATACTGCAGTTTTACACAGACGTTCAGTCATATAATCGTTTGGTTCGAGTGGTGGGGCCAACAAGGCGGTTCTGAAAAAACCGTACGCATACGAGACCGCTATGTATCGGTTCATTTATGTTTACGAGCGTGCATCTCTTTAGCCGCACAGGGCGCGCATCTCCGCATAACTCAGTTTACCTTCGGCGAACCGATTGAGTGCGTCGGTCTGTACCGGATCGTTAAGAATCTGAGCGATCGTGGTCAGCTCGGCGGGGAGTGTCACGGGCACGGTGTCCATTTTAAAGTATACGGGCGCGACTTCCTTAATGGAAATCGTGACGACCGACAGTATGATTCACGTCCTCGCACCTTCGTTCGTCCAAAAAAGTAAACTTTTGTGTGACGTCCCCCCGGGTCCCGTTCCCGTACCCTTTTCGTCCAAACTTATTCGGGCGCTCGAAACCGAGACGTACCCGGCTGACCAGTATGAACTCATGCAATTTGCTCGCGCGGCTGATTTTCTCCAGATGGACGATCTGCTCGATGAATCGGCTCGACGCATTGCACAATTTCTTAACGGTCAGTCCGCGGAGAAGATTTGGGAATTTCTTCGCTAGGACGGTCTCATGTATACGGCCCAAATTTTAATACCACCGGGACGCAAAGGGAACGGTAAATAATTTTCATACATGGTAAGGAGTGGCGAAACGCGTTGCCGAACAGTCCAGTCGTAGTTTGGATACACGGTATGTGTCCCCGAATCGTATGTTCGGAACGTTCCGTACTTTGTTTTATACCCGGTGACGACGTGACCGAGAAACGGTCGGACGTTGAACATTATCCAGGCGTGCGAAAGGTCGTAGCGGACGCCATTCCGGTCCATGGTATGCGGTACGTACGGATTTACTTTGGACGCCAGCGAACCAAACTGTCGCAAGACAAAGAGAGGCGTGCTCGTCGCAGGGAATATTTTTTGATAAAAATGTATCAAATCTTCTTGTGTTCCGCCGGTCACACCCGACCGCGATGCCATGATTCGTCCGCGCCACGTCGACACGGTATTGCTGAACCGAGGGACGAGTCCGCCCGGCCGTACAGTCTTCTGGCGTAACCCGACGCTTCGAATCACATTTTTATTTTTGAACACGGGACTTACGACACCGCCACTCGATAGACGGTGCCGTATGTACTTCCAGAACCACGTCGCACTCGCTGTCCGGGCCGGACACGCCATGGTATTCACATCGTCCGGGCCGAGATTCATCTGGGCGACCATCGTCCGTAGCACCTGTCGCGGACGCGGACTCATTAAAAGACCGTTGATGATGCCGTGGAACCAACACGTACCGCCTTGTTGTTGTCGACTTTTTATATTGATAGGTCTGGGGGCGTGTACACGGTGGACGGACGTGTATCCCTTGGCGACAAGTTTGTTTGCGACCCTGTTGTAGAGTGCGCCGTAATTTGGATTGTTACGAGCGAGATTCCAATTTGTGTGTGTGAGTAGTTTTCGGTAAGCATTTTCGGGCTTCCCATTGTTGATCAATTTTTCAATTCGGGTGAGTGTATTAAATCGCGTGTTCATATTTGCGTACTTGAGTCGGATCCGATTATACAGCTTCTTGTATGCATTATCATTATCGAGTCGTTTGATGTCCACGTGGTTTACCATGTGGCCGAGTTGTACGCGCAAGTGCTTCCGGTTATTCGTAGCGTGTAAGTGATTCAGTAGTTTTTCGTACCGCAGAAGCGCATCCATCTAACTAAGGACAAGAAAAAACATAAAGGTAATGGAAGAACGTGTTTCGGAGTTTCTTGATATCGACACGCGACGCGCCCTGGGCCTACCGCCCAGACGACTCACAAACATCCCGGATATCCAGTTTCCTCTAAAGAGGTGTGCAATGTTTGGAAATATTATGATTAAGAGTTCACCGTTTGGAATCGGTACATATTTCACGGTGCATACCGAGGTCGGCGGCGCATATTATATGTGCGAATCCGAGTATACATACGATACGGCGCGGACCATAACACGTCTGACCGGCGGGCCGTCACACATTCGCATGTATCAAATTGTAGAAATACCAGGTGTACCCGAACTGCCAATCACGAAAGAGCTTTGGAAAGTCCACAGAGCCTTCGAACGCTTAAGACTTGAAGGCTCGTAACCAATATGTCAGTACACCCCCGGGTAGCTCAGCTCCTTCAGCAATCCTATGACGATCAGCGAACGCCCGAATGGCACGCGCTCCGCGGAACCATGCTCACGGCAAGCGACCTTGCGACCGCCATCGGAGATAATCATTTCGAAACCCCAGAGGATCTCATCGTCAAAAAGTGCGGCCACAGTCATTGGCATGGAAATGCCGCAACGGCGCACGGAACACTCCTCGAACCTGTCGCCCGTGACATGTACGACCTTCGGCACAATCAAAAATCTCACGAAATTGGTCTTGTCCAACATCCGGTACACTTGTGGCTCGGCGGCTCACCGGACGGAGTGACCGAGAGCGGCCGACTCATCGAAATCAAGTGTCCTTTGTCGCGCCGGATCACACCCGAAGTTCCGAAACATTACTACCCACAGATTCAACTTTTGTTGGAGGTTCTCGACCTCGAAGTCTGTGACTTCATTCAGTACAAACCCCCCAATCTCGGGAAAGGTGGTCAGGAGGAATTTGTCGTCTCGGAGATTCCACGAGACCGCGAATGGTTTGCACGTATTTTACCCGTCGCGCGCGCATTCTGGGATCGGGTACTCTTGAAGCGCCAAAATGGTCTGTGTGAGATTCTCGAAGACGAGGAAAAGGGGACGGTGCAGGCACCGCCGCCGGGGCCACCGGGCCCTGGGCCGGTGTGCGATATACTTGAAGACTAATCTCGATATACTGACATGGTGAAGTGTCCGGCGTGTCAGAAGAACAAGGGGGGTGTTCAGCTGACATGCCGCGAATGCAAAATCGCATTTTGTATCGGGTGTATACAACTCGAAATTCACAAGTGCGCGTGTCTCGAAAGTCGTACCGCGTTTGAAAAGAATCTACTCGAGAAGAAACTTGTAAAGATTGAAAGTTCCAGGATTATTAAATTTTAAGTCCCTTCCGGAAAGAAAGGACGACGACGAGGAGAATCATGGCGACTATGATCGGCCATAGGCTGTCCCCGCCCTTTATCAGCCCCGAGACGTAATTGCGCCCGTCGGCGTACGAAACCTCGCGAGACCAGGATGTTGTGCCGTCGTCGTACTGGTATTTACGCGCCGGGAACATAAAGGATGTCGCGGGATCGATGCCACCAGTCATGGCGGTCATGGCCGGTGCGCGAAAGATGTGCTTGGGTGTGAAATGCGCCTCGTACTCTGGCTTTTCTTCCGTCGCCTCTTCCTCCTCGCGAGGCATCATCCACGGCAGAGCGTCCGTCGACTTGTGGCCGCCGTTATACGAAATGCCAAACGTCTCTGTGGCCGTGTATGGATTTATGCGGTCCATAGACATTTCGTCAATCTCGAGCATAGCAGTCATTCTATTGTGTACTGATATTTTTGTCCAGGGGCGTGCCCCTGTCCAGAGGCGTGCCCCTGTCCAGGGCCTCCTTGTCCGCGACGGTCGTCCCGGCATCGCCGTAGGACCTGTCCTGAACCTTTTGCTTGTGCCGGCGCCACATTTCGTCGAGGTCGACGTCGAGCATGTACGCCAACTGAAAAAGGTACGAAAACACGTCACCCATTTCGGTCATGACGTCTGTCCCCCGCTCCTTCTTGAGTCCGGTTTTACGAAAACTTCTTTGAAACTGTCGAATCGCCGACGCGAGTTCACCAATCTCTTCTGTGAACAGCAGCCACACTGTACTCACGTGGGCCTTGTCCCATCCTTTCGTACGACACAGTTCATAGGTTTCTTGTTTGTACCCATTCATACTTGTGTACTCGGCGCCCGGTTCTTTTATCAGTCGATAGATGACTGAATGGCATCACCGACCTCCCGTGGACTGAATATAACAAGCGCAATGCCGAGCGCAACCAGTTCTATGACGGCTCGCATACGCTCCATCTCCAGTTCGGACAATTTTCGCCTGATTGCAAAGTGCGAACTGACGAGCCGGGACGCGCGATCGATGATAAAAAACAGGATGAATCCGTATATGATTTCGCGAGTCCCCTTCATTACACTTTACTGAGAATAATTTTCATCTGATCCGAAAGTTTAGTGTGCCAGGCGTGTAGAACAAAAATCTGAAACAACAGGGTCGTGAGCGAAAGTCCGAGTGCAATGTACGGAATGCGCTCGCGCCACTTCTCCTCCGCCATTTACTTGAGACCGGATATTTTTCTCGCCAGAGTCGAAAAATCATTCGAGTGGGTAATGTGCCACGGATAAAGAACCGTCAGAGCGAACATGAACGAAATGATCGACACGGTCAGTGTCAGAACCGGGATCCATTTTTTACGTTGCTCGGGCTCCATGCTCTTGTCCTAGAAAAAATCACCCCATCGCCGGGAACATCTTCTTGAATCCTGTGACTGTCGTGCGACACATCGGACATGATGGTGACCTGGTGCGCCCGAGACACTGTTCGCAGGCGAGATGGCCACACGGATCCAGAAACGTATCGACGAGCCGTTCCATACAAATCGAACACGTAAACTGACTATACTTGCGGGCGTTCGTATTCATGAGTACGGCCTCCATAGCTTTGAGTGTCCCGTTGAGTTGTGCCAGTTCGTCACGAAGTTCTGTTACGCGACTCGTTTCCGCGAACATTTTGACCCGTTCGGCCAGTTCGGCTTGTAGGTCCGGGTCACTCACGACCGATGAAGCATTTTGCATGACCGTGATGTCGGTCGACAGACCTAGCAAGTGCGCCTCCTTCTTTCGGAAATCACCGAGGGCGGCTGCGTACGTCGCCTTGTACCGACCGAGCGTCTCTTCAAACTCGATCCAGTGGTCGTCGAGTGTCACGTCTGGGACGTCCGGTAAAGACACGTGCGACGGAATCATAACGTCGGAAAGAAATTCGGCCAGCATGGTCATATTCATACTAGAGTGACATGAAGCTACTGCTTTATAAAGACTGATGTGCTTCTAGTAATTAGAGTCATGCGTTTTCACGTACTTGCGGTACCGCATACCATCACTAATAAAGATTACGTGGCGTGTGCGTTCACACAAAAAGTTCTTAAATTTTGTGAAATGATGACACCGCGTGGTCATACTACGATACATTATGGACACAAAGATTCACGTGTTCTGTGTACCGAGCATGTGACAGTTGTCGATTCCAACTTGTATAATAAAATTTATGGACAATATAACTATAAGGTTAAAAATTTTAAATATGACGTAAATGATGAAGTCTATATGTCATATACGATGAACACAATTCGCGAAATTCGGCAGAGACAGATGCCCGGGGATTTTGTGCTGGCATTTTGGGGGATGGGTAACAAGGCTATATGTGACGCACTTCCTGATATGATCAACGTAGAGCCCGGAATCGGATATGGTGTCGCATTTGCTGAATTCAGAATTTATGAATCGTATGCACTTATGCATGCATATATGGGTACAGACAAAGTATTAACGAGTGGTAATATGCCATGGTATCATGTTGTTATTCCAAACTATTTTGATACGAAAGATTTTGAATTCAGTGACATAAAAAAAGATTATTTCTTATGCATAGGACGTATCACCCGGGGAAAAGGTGTTGATATTGCATTGGATATTACTGATCAAATAGGTGCCAAACTTGTTATCGCGGGACAAGGTGAACCACGTGATCTCGGACTAGATGCATGGCCCGACCATGTAGAATATGTTGGATACGCAGATGGCATTAAACGTCGTAAACTTCTGACGCACGCAAAAGGCGTATTCGTTCTCTCGACATATCTCGAACCATTTTGCGGAGT